CAACTCGGACTCGGACAATTCGTTTTGGGGCATGTGCATATTCATCTCCATTAACTTAATTTTTAAGTTATATCCACTGTATTTCTGCAGTGGTCGGACTTTACCTTATTCCGCATCTGGTTGGTTAGGCCATCATTTGCGAACCACAATCATCAAGTCTCTGAACCTTCCCCATGCTCTATCATAACGAGTTTAGGGGCTTGGCTGCGGATTGTCCAATCCTTCACATTTTTACCATTGTTTTCGGCAATTAACCGAGTTCCCCGACCTCACATTTCTGTTGGGTGGGTGGTAGTGAAGGCTCTAAGGAGTTTCCCGCAATTTGGTCGTGTTGCCATTTGATAAGTTTATTTATAAAATCTATTGCTCTTATTTTTATTTCTTCTATAGTTTCGTGTTTTCCAACGAAAGTTGTTTGTATATTATCTATTTTTATTTTGATATAAGTATAATCAAGTGTGTTGTTTTTTACGTAGTATATATATTTTTCAATATCGGATTCATCAATTTTCACATCTTTGAATCTTTCAAACTTTTGATTCATATGCTGTTTAAAGGTGGATTTCATCATTTCAGTTCGTTTGGAAACATCTTTCAATGCTTCTTTAATCGCGTCTGAGATTCGTTGTTTTGTAATTTCACTTCTTTTCACATCTTTTTTTCTTTCCGCAAAAGATACAAGTGATTTATCAACCCGAACATACTGACATGTTTTTCCTCCATCTGTTAAATTATAACCATTTGGATATTTTGTATTATATTCTTTGATGTATTTTATTTCATATTCGTCCAATTTATCTAGTGAGCATTCTAATATTTTCTCACATGTAAATGTATTGACATCATATTTTAATAAAGCAGAATTCAAATAATTACAACATTTTTTCTTTTTTGAATAACATTCATTGATATGGTCTTTAAACCTTCCAATGTATCCAAATGGTCTGTATTTATTATGGTTTAACCGATGACTCCTTGTTTGTCCAACATATTTTTTATTATTTATTGTATTTGTAATTACGTATATTTCTCCAACCACTTTTTCCTTTTCCGTTATATCAAGTATTTTATTCATTTATTATATTATTATAAGAGCAATTTTTTATATATTTATCAAAAGACTAAGAGATTATATTTGCCAATAATTATACACATCCTCATTATTGACAAGTAGATATTACACTGTTTTCCTCTTCAAGTTTTATCTACATCTTGAAAAGCAGTCTCTTGTTGGTGACAAAATGTCTATCACCATCAAAGTCAGCATTGTATGGTTTAGTGTCGCAAACGTTCATCCGAAACGTGTCTCCACGCTTCATCACTTTCACGATATGACACATCATACTCATTCTGTGTAAACTGGGCTGACGATTGAAAAGCACCGCGTCGCCATCCATCATATGCCGATGAACGATGTCGCCGTTTTCCAACCGTATGGATTTTCTATCCATTTGTCTCAATGAGACATTGTGCCCGTTTTTCTCCAGTATTTTTGCGCCTGGATACGCATCAGGTCCGTTTTGAACCAGTTTTGTTAAGAATTTCTTATTTCGGTCGTTTACAACGACCGGTTTTGTCAAACACATCGCAACCTTCATCGGCACGCCGAGCTGCCTTGCTGACAAATTGGGGTCGCCCGTAATGACCGAACGCGCACTGAAATCCACACGCTTACCCATTAAGTTGCCGCGGATACGACCGTTCTTGGAATTCAATCTGCCGGTAATACACTGTAATGGTCGCCCAGTTCGCTGCGCCATCGGTACAGCACCTTTCACTTTATTGTTCACAATCATCGCCACGAAATATTGTAAGACGGATGTCAAACTGTCAATGATTGTTTGCGGCGCGTTCGCGTTGATGCGGTCAGCCAAATCCTTGTTCGTTTTAATAATGTGCCCGTAAATGTGTGTCAAGTCATCTTCGCTCCTTTGATTCGCATCCATCTTAACGGAGGGACGAACCGCAGGAGGAGCAACTGGTAAAACTTGACAAATCATCCAATCGGGTCTTGACCACGTAGCACTAAATCCCATGAATTCTACGTCTTCGTCCGATATTCTTTTAAATATTTTTAAAACAATTTCAGCAGTTAATTTCATGATATAATTGGTTTTTTCGTTCTTACCTCCTCCTCCCGCTGCGGTTTCTTCTGCGTTTTCTTCGTTCACTAATTTTTCCCAAATTGCATTAATCGTACACATATCTTCCAACTTTATCTTATCGGGTTGTTTACATCCACAACCAGTTTCGGTGGATTCGCCGCATCTTTTAATCTTTTGACACAGCGGATAAACATAATCCCAGCGATTGTATGGATTCATGGAAGACACGTGCTTGTATTGGTCTTTATTAATTAACAATTTACTACATTTGAAACAAACACATTTCAATATCTTCATTACATGGGTTATGTGCTGAATGAAGAATACCGGGCGAGCCATTTCTATATATCCAAAGTATCCCGGTGTCTGAATGTAAGTCAATCCGTCGGTAGGGCAAATTGAATTCGGACCGAGAACACCCATTCGCGGGTCAAACAATCCGCCGGGTATTTCTTTGTTGTTGTTGTAGGTTTCTTTGGAGACAACTTCAACAACGCCGGACTTGCGGATTTCTTCCGGTGAGAACATTCCAAATTGAATCCCAATAATTTGGGAAGGCTTCTTAAACTCTGAATTTAATAATTGTTGTTTAGTTCCTGACATTTTGAATGTTGCTATATATTATAATAAAGTATTATTTATATCCTTTAAATTCAATTTTATAAATTTTGAAAATGGAAAACCCGACTATTTTCCTTGATTTTTGGATAAAATTTTTTAACGCCGGGTTCTTCTAGATTTTTTCTGCCGGGTATATCTAAAGGTGTATAACGATTTCACTGTTTGGTTCTTTATCGTCGGTGTTAACATGTGTTTTGTACATTTTCGTCAGTGTAAATTTTACGCCGACAAATTTTTAAAAAATTGAATTTTTTCAATCTTTTCGTCAAAGAATATAAATATTACCGTATTTAAATATAAAATGCCAAGAACCAAAGCCGATATCATCAAGAACAGAAACTACAAGAAGAACAAGCAGGATTCGGAGTCCGAGAGTGATTCAGACGATACCGAATACACCACCGATTCTGACTATGAAACTTATGATAGTAGTGAAATAGAAACTCCCAAGTCAAAGAAGAGTCCGACTAAGAAGACCAACAAGGCGTTTTCCGAGACAGACGAAACTGAAGATATGGATGAACTTCACAAAACACTACAACAATTGTTTCCTTCAAAGTATTTATCTGAAAAGATGAACGAAAATAAACACAGCAAGGACAAGGGCCGAGAAAAGGAAAAGGAAAAGGAAAAGAAAAGAAGACAACGCGAAAAGGAACGTGAGAAAGAAAAGGAGAAGGAGAAATCAAAAAAGAACAAGAAATCAAAAAAGTATGAAACTGAATCTGAAGATGAAGAAGACGACGAAGAAACTATTTACGAAGACATTGATTCGGAAGACGAGGAAGATTATGAGGATGTGGATGAAAATGATGATGAAGATGAAAACGAAGATGAAAATTCTTATGTTGTGGAAGAAGACGATGATAAGAATTACAAGATAACGCTTACCATTGGTGGTCAAGCCGGATTAAAAAACCGTGTTTCATCCGATTTGACAAATGACGATTACGACACAGACGACGAAAAAACGTTTATGAAGGAAAATTACGAAAACTTGGAGCCTGTTGGTTTACCGCTAACAGTTTCATGTCAGTCATTGGAATCTATACAATCTCAACCTACTCCAGCTGGCGGCATTAAGAAGAAGGAAAAGAAGGCAAAGAAGGTGAAAGACGATGCCAGCGACACCATGTCCGAAGTGATTGACATTGAAGATAAATACAAAGAAGTGATTGAACTTAAAAAGCTTCTGGTTGATAAATTGAAAACAAATCCGAACAATAAAATCATTAAAAAGGCATTAACCCAATGCGACAATTCCATCGCAAAAATGATTAAGAATGCTCGTTCAAAAAACGCAAAAATATATGAAGATTTGATTAACCAAACCGACAACCAGGAAATTTCAAACGAGTTCGGATATTTCAAGAAGAAGCTTTCCAACAAGGAACAGCTGAAGATTATGAACGATTTAAATGACATTAATAAGTTCATGTATGTTGAAAAACCGTATCGTCTGTCGCTGCTTCAATCCACCATGCCGCCGAAATTTAAGGCAATCGCAATCCAGCGTCTAAACCAATTAAGTATGATGGAGCCGGGCGAACCCGAATACTTCAAGCTCAAGAATTGGGTTGACAATTTTATGCGAATTCCGTTTGGTATCAACAAGAATCTGACCATTAATATTAACGACGGCATTGACAAATGTAGCGATTATGTTATTACCGCGAAGAAGCAGTTAGACTCGTGTGTATATGGACTCAACGACGCCAAGATGCAAATCATGCAGATGGTGGGTCAATGGATTTCAAACCCTTCATCCATGGGAACTGCCATTGCGATTCACGGACCTGCTGGAACCGGCAAGACTTCGCTGGTCAAAGAAGGAATCAGCAAGATTCTTGGCCGCGAGTTCGCATTTATCGCGCTAGGTGGTTGCGGCGACAGCAGTTTCTTGGAAGGACATTCGTACACATATGAGGGAAGTATATGGGGCAAAATCGTTCAAATCTTGATTGAAAGCAAGTGTATGAATCCGGTCATTTATTTTGACGAATTGGACAAGGTGAGCGATTCCGCAAGAGGTCAAGAAATTATAGGAATTTTGACTCACTTGACGGATACGACGCAGAACAACCAGTTCCATGACAAGTATTTCTCGGAAATTGATTTGGACTTGAGCAAGTGTTTGTTCATATTCAGCTACAACGATGAGAATCTGGTGAATCCAATCTTAAAGGACAGAATGTACAGAATTGTGACGAAGGGCTACGACCTGAAGGAAAAAATAACAATTGCACGAAACTACATGTTGCCAAAGATTCGCGAACAAGTTGGGTTTGGACCGGATGACATTATTATACCCGACGACGTTTTGTCCCACATCATTTCGCACCAGGCAAAGGGCGAAGAAGGCGTGCGTAATTTGAAACGAACTTTGGAAATTATCCACACCAAGTTGAACTTGTATAGATTGGTTAGACCCGGCGAAACCAGTATCTTTGAGAAGGACATGGGGTTGAAGGTGTCTTTCCCATACACGTTGTCAAGAACAGATGTAAATACATTGGTTAAGGTAGAAGAATGCGCTAACCAAAGTGTGTTGAATACCATGTACTTGTAAGTGGTGTGGTTATCGTGTAAAATAAATATTTTACATGAAAAATAAAAATATAAAAACACAAAATAAATGTTTTTTTAATTTCCAATTTGGTCAGGACTTCCTAAAGCATTTCCGCCGCGAGTAGTCAATAATTTTTTATCGGCATCGCTTAAGCAAACGTTTCCAGTGGAGGTGGTGTATCCAAAGGGTTGGCAGTTTTTATTGGATTCGTTGTTGTACATAAATCCAATTGCGTTTTCATTGCCGTATGCGTTGTTTTGTAATCCGCTAAATCCAAAGACCTTCACCTCGGATGAAGATGATTCAAATGCCTCGGCGTATTTCTTTTTATCTGAGGATGCCTCAAATGCCTCGGCATAGTGTTTTTTATCAGAAGATGGTACAAATGCCTCACCATATCGTTTTTCAAATGCGTTTTGAATGGCTTCAAATCCCTCATATGGGTACTCTGATAACGTCTTAGACGAAGAATATCCTGCAAGACTACTGTTTCCCATCATTAACACAATAAAAATAACCAAAATAAGCCCAATAATACTCAATAATCCAGTGTTCATCTTATAACTATTCATCAGATAATATTATATTTTATTCATTATCTTCTTCGTTATTTTCTTCATTATTTTCTTCCTTATTTTCTTCGTTATTTTTTCCTTCTCTCGCTTCTTTTGTCAATTCTGTTAAAAAAACTTTTTCTGGAGATACTATTTTTATATTTACTAAATTGCTTAAATAGTTTTTGATTGCGTCATAGT